AAACCACAATCATCCATCAAAACCATCTCCTCATCATCATCTATCTCCTTCTGCTGATGATAGGCCTTGTCCAAGACATTCTTCTTAGTAAGCTCCATGAACGTCGGGAACCCCGTTAACAGGTCCTCCTTTGAAATACTATGCTGTCGCATCTTTCGAAGATCCATGCGATCTTGACGGTCCATGATTGCTGCAATTGCCTGCTCCTCATTCTGAGGCATTGTCCTCAACAATTCCTCATAGAAAAACTTTAGCGACTTCCATGCGTCATAATTCGCACCATGCGTACCATAAGCGTGTCCTAACACTGACAGCATCACGTCAAGCGTATCTCGCTTCTTCGGCGTACGACCCCACACCGCACGACATATAAACTCCCGCGTCTCCCTAAACGGCAGAAACTTACACTGACCTGGTGTTATGTCAGGGTTCAGAATGACTTGATGTTTTAAGAACGTAGTCCCACGCGTCACAAGCCACCCATTAGCAACTGTAGAACAAAATGGAACACCATCCTCAATGTCTCTTAACTCAACGTCAAAGGACTTCTTTAAGAAATCTGCAAAAGCCACAGCTGAAAAATAGGTAGCACCCAAGCCTTTTCCTTTATTCCAGTTGTGATCATCCCCATAAACTATTATTCGAACCACTTTGATCAATTCCTTATGAAGCTGGACACGGTGCTCCTTCGGAGCACTCATAACCTGCCAAATTGCAAACAGGCAGAAGTAAAGCGCCATGATCCACGAATCCATATGAGACGTATTGTAGCATCCAGAAGGGACACCTCCCCGTTGAATGCCCCATATCTCACCAAAGTAATGCGTTATTCGGTTAATTATTGCTTTAATAAGAGCTTTAATGATTTCCGCTTTAATCTCGTAGTCCTCGGTACTTGGATCCTCATGCACCAACATGGAACTATAGTACAAATTTAAGAAGAACTGCTTCACATTCATGTCAAACTTATTCACATCACCTCCACAGATGATGGGATCAAAGCAATTCTCCAAAAAGATCCCTAAGCATTCCGCCAAATAGTCCATCCCACCTCGACCAAAGGAGAAACCTATCTGAATTACTCTTCCACGCTCTCGCATCATCCGCAGCTTCGACACAAACCGCTCCAATATGATAAAGTTTGAGGAAGGGATCACAAAGACACGACACTTATCCTTCCATTGTGCATACTTTTCATCATTGTACTGCTTATCAAAGGTAAAGAAGACTTCGTCTTTCGGAGTTATCGTCCAATAAACCGGAATATCACCTCCTTCACGTACCAGCCTCAATAGGGTTGTTAGGTCGTGTTCATGGACTTCAAACTTCTTCCCAGACGCAGAGACTTTCACAGTGGGCTTCCCCTCCTGTTTAATCTCTTTTTCCGCCGCTCGATTGATTCCCGCCGACGCCCCAAGAAACATATGATTCATGGACTGCTCTATGCTAACCTTATTCTTATGCTTCTGGAACGTCTTGACCCCCATATACTGATACATGAGAGCCAACGCAGGGTTTAAATGGCGGAGAACCTTCTTTCCGTAAGGATTCACCATATGTGTGTGAGCATTCTGTTGCAAAACTACCTTACACAATTTCAGGGGGTAAAGATTCGCCTTGGCACTCG